ATTAAATAACACTATAATAATAATCGTCTATTATAATTTTATTTTTAACACATCGGCTCATTTTCGCCGCCGATATGCTTTCTGACTCGGCAGCTTTTGCGATTGTATCCCACGTAGCAAGTAAGATGTCTGTTTTTTCTTCTCTCTTATACACTTTTTGAAAACAGTATTATGTTTATTTCTCTCAAAACATTAGATAAATCAAAATTTTTTTGGTTAGGATTATATCTAATTATTTTATTTCCTAATGATAAAATATATTCTTCTCTAATTTTTTCTTTAATTTCATCTCTATCTGCGTGATTAAATTCATCACATTCAACTACTAATTTATAATCTATAAAATATAAATCTGCTCTATATTTTCCAATATTAAATTGACGTTTTACATTTAAAATATCCTTATATGAATTTTCAATAAATCCTATAGTTTGATTTTCAATAGGCATACATAAATTTATTTGTTTCACATTATCATTAATATTTACAATATATTTATTTCTTAAATTAAATGAATTCTTAAGCAATTCAAAAGCTTCCTCTGTAAGAAGATAATTAATTTTATTTTGACCTCCATTTTTTTTTATATTATTATTATTATTATTATTATTATTATTATTATTATTATTATTTTTTTCAATAATATAGTGAATATTTTCTTTATAATTTTTTTTTAAATTTTGAACGATATGAATTTTTTGTGTAGTTAAATATAATAATTCCTCTACATTTCGTGTGTATAAACTCATTTTTATTGTATAAAATATTTATATTTAATTAAAACAAATCAATTTTAATTAAAATAAAGTGCTTTTATATTTTGAAAGCACTTTTTATGAAGTGGATTACCACTTATTCGCCTTTTTGACGCTGATCTTTTGTCCTCCGCCGCGTTTTTTCACTGAATTCGGGTCATATTGTTCCTCCTCGTCCTCATCCTTCATTCCTTTCGACAATTCCCAGAACTCTTTTGACCCTAATCTGAAGTCACCGTGACTATCGGCTTTATACCAGAAGACCTGGTCGTGTAACTTATTGGATTTCGAGTTATTATTTATCACCAAGCACTCATAATTTTCGGTACATTGATCCATCACCTGACAAAAGCTTTCAAATGTTGGAAACATACCGGCATAGTTCTCATATATCCTTTTTCTATTTGCGATGTAATTTTCTCGAAGAATAAAAACATAATCTATGTTGGTTCTCAGTGTGGGCGGAATGCCGAGCGGATATTGCATTGTGATGACTAGCATCACCTTCCAGTGTCTCCCGTTCATAAAGAGTAAACGCATCATTTTATCGCGCGTCCACGTCGCATCATATAAGCAGTCATCTAAAATGACAAAGGCTCGAGGGTCAATAGTGCTGCGTTTATATGTTTCCATCTCCTTTTTAATCTGTTTCAACACAGTGCGCTGTCGTTTCAAAATGTTTTCAATAATCGCCGTATTGTATTCATTATGGACGAACAATTTGGGCACCATTTTTGCGTAAAAACCGTTACCTTCTTCAGTTCCCGAAATAACGGTGCCAATGGGGATTTCTTGTTGATAAAAAAGTAGATCTCGGACCAAGAAAGATTTGCCGGTGTCACGCTTTCCGATTAATACAACGACGGGACCTTTATTTTCATTTGGCTTAAAACTAATACTTTTCATATCGAATTTTTTTAATTCAAGTGTCATATATTATAATGTATAAAATTTTAAATATAATATAAAACGCAATTGATTCTCTCTTAATATAGTTTCAAAATAGATATTAAGAGAGAAAATACTTTTAAAGAATAATAAGTTAAAAACTCATATAATTTATATATTAAATACCTAATAATGATAAACGTAAATTATCAGAAAAGGAAGAACACAGAGCTTTTTAAAAGTTTAGAGAAACCATCGTCTTTGTTTCTCTCTAAAACACAAAATTATATACCAATCTATAAAAGATTTTTGGAGTTAAATGAAACCAATTACAATAATGTAAACTTGAATCACAAATGGTATATTTCATCAGTAAATGATGAAGATAATAACGAAGACGATAGCGAAGACTGTGGTTGCAATAAATTGTATAACTGTCGTGTTAAAAATATAAATAACGCAAATAAAACAAAGGATAAGGATATATTTTTTAAGATGGCTCCATTGTTAGACCCGTTTAAATATCTAATCGGGAAATACAGCAATGACGATAAAATTTTGAATTTACCGTCAATTAATTCTGATGAAACATATTGTAACAGCAAATTGTTGGATTTAAATAATTCGGCATATGTTGATGGTCTATTTTTGTTTCTCTCAAGTAATCTTATTTATGAAAATAATTTTCAACACGGTGTAGACTATTATGGCTCGTTTTTAGCTGTTAAGAATAACTTTGCGTTAAATGTTTGTGACGACATAGATTACCTAAATAATTCAGATTTTTTTAACAAAAACAAGAATGTTCTATTTAAAGTTGATGATTATGAACATTTATTTCAGTTTAAAAATGAAGACACCAAATTAAAACCACTAAAAATAGAACATAATTTATCGCTAAAGTCAAATATCTCTATTAAATCGTTTGATAATGAAGTTTTTGAAGATATGTTTAGTGACGATAATACAATAGTGAATTTAGAAGACTTGAAAGGTAATTATTCTGAACTAATTGATATAACAAATTCAAATTTGACAAATGATAATGATAATAAAGTTACCTTAAAATCAAACTCAACTTGCTCTTCAAGAACATCTTACACAGTTGATGGCGAAACCGATCCACTTTTAGATCCACTTTTAGATCCACTTTTGGGAAAAGTGGAGCAAAATGATGAGCAAAATGATGAGCAAAATGATGAGCAAAATGAGTTAGAAGAAGTAAATGAAAAAGAAGCAGACGATACACAGTGGGAAGACGAAGAATCAAACGCAGTAGAAGACGATGACAGTTTCGAAGAAGAGGTGATAAACGCAACTATACCACAATTCCCCGTTCAAGTTATTTGTATGGAGTATTGCGAAAATACATTTGACGATTTAATATTATCAACCGATTTAAAGGAAGAAGAATGGTTTTCAGCTTTTATGCAAATAATAATGATTTTAATAACCTATCAAAAGACCTTTTCTTTTACTCACAATGATTTGCATTCAAATAATGTAATGTATAATCACACAGATAAAAAATTTATTTATTATTGTTACAAAAAACAGATTTATAAGGTGCCAACTTTTGGCAGAATCTATAAAATCATCGATTTCGGCAGAAGCATTTACAAATTCAATGGCAAACTATTTTGCAGTGATAGTTTCCAAATTGGTAACGATGCCGCCACACAATATAATACTGAACCATATTTTAACGAGAAGAAGCCGCGTTTGGAGCCCAACTTCAGCTTTGATTTGTGTCGACTTGCTTGCTCTATTTTCGATTATGTTGTCGAAGATATGTCCGATGTTAAAGATCTTAACAAATGCGACCCTGTTCAACGTCTGGTAGTAGAATGGTGTCTCGATGATAAGGGCATTAATATGTTATATAAAAATAACGGGCAAGACCGATATCCTGATTTCAAATTGTATAAAATGATTGCTCGATGTGTTCATAATCATACTCCACAGGCTCAATTGGAACGACCGGAATTTAAGGCGTATGCTAATTTTAAAGGAACGGTGCCAAACGATGTTATAGATATTGACAAAATGCCTATTTTGGTTTAGATTTTATATTTTATATTTTAGACCTTTTATTTCATAATTAGTGTTTAATTTTCATTAATATTATAATTTATATTATATTAATGAATGATTTTGGTTTTATTATTACAAGACACGTTAATTCGGAATTAACCAATAAATATTGGAATAATTGCGTAAAATGTTTAAGGCGGATTTATCCATTTAGAAAAATTGTGATCATTGATGATAACAGCAATAAAGATCTTGTTATCCCTTTTTATAATTATGAGAATATTGAGATTGTTGAATCCGAATTCCCAGGTCGCGGCGAATTACTTCCTTATTATTATTTTATAAAAAACAAATATTTTGACAATGCGGTCATAATCCACGACAGCGTGTTTTTTCATATTTGCGTCAATTTTGAAAAACTAATTGGTGTCAATGTGCTACCATTATGGTATTTTAATTCTGATAATGAACGTATAAGCAATTCAGCGGAAATTATCGACGTTTTAAACAATTCTACCGAGCTCAAAAACAAATTGACATTACATAACAGAGTACTTGGTATGGATAACTTCAACTGGTTTGGTTGTTTCGGGTCACAAGCGTTTATAAATCACGATTTTTTATTGTACTTAGAGAGAAAATATAATTTATCAAAACTAACAAGGGTTGTTATTAGTAGAAAAGACAGATGTTGTCTTGAACGGGTATTTGGAGTTATATTTTTTAGCGAGTATCCGTTTATTACTAAAAAAAAAGCACTACTGGGAAATATTTTTAAGTATCAAAATTTTAGTAAGTATACATACGAAAATTATGAAAATGATGTTAAGAATAATAGATTACCCAGACCTATTGTCAAGGTTTGGACGGGTCGTTAA